CAATATGAATAACCTTATAGGGTAAATTCTCTTTAATCTCTTCTCTGACCTGATTGAGTGTTTGAAAAATATTATTCCAATCTAGGCTAGAGCTATCCCTATTCTTTTTACGGTTTGCCTTATATTCAGGAAAGAATTCTTTACGCCAAGTATTAAATCCATCTGCACAAATAACCATTTGTCCAAATTCATCTCTATATTTTTTATTGTACATACGGATAGAATTTAGTATCATATGTCGAATTAGATTTTCATCGTCTAGTTTTTGCACTATAATATTGGATAGCGCAATTTGTGAATAATCAAGTAATATCATTTTTTTCCTTTTGCATTCTCATAATCTTGTTGTGTAAGCTATTCAGATCTTTTTGAAGTCTGTGTTCTACACCAATATATCTCATAAACATTGAGCACATTAAATTGGCAATTACATAGGAATCTTTTGCCTCTGGATGCTCGGGGTTTCTGAGATCAAATCCATCTAAGATATAACCCCCTTGGGATTCTTCTACCTCAAATTCTAGTATGTCAATAATGTGTCTGGATAATTCAACACATTCATCGACCATAGCCTCCAGATACTCCTTTTCCATATCCTCTTGGACTTTTAATCTTTCTTTTAAATTTGGAAATGGTATGATCTTTGCCATAATAGTACCTATTATACCACAGTTTGGGTCCTTTGTAAACCCCCTATTTCATTAATCCTTTAACACTATTTGATCCAATTCTGCATTGAATAATACCATTATAATAATTCTCACTCAATAAAGCATCCCGGTCAAATTGTTCTTTCGCCTCAAGGTAGGATAATTCTCCTTTACTTTTACATAGGTGTATTATTTCTCTATGAAAAAAATCCTCACCCATATTTTTAACATCCTCTATTAGATGCTTATTTGAACCATAATAGGTTCTCCAGTCAGATTCGACCTTAAGTCTTTTTCTTCTCTTTCTGGTTTTTGTTATTGGCAGGGTTTTGCTGCTCCAAAAGAACTTCTTTCCGATATACTTCTTTCCTGTTCCTAGATTCGTTATCAGATAAACGAAACCATATAGAACGTCTGGAGTGAATTCCTCTGGAGGTTGCCATTTTCTGCCTTGATATTGCCATTCCATTTCTACTCATATTCATCAAAGTCTAATTCATCAATGTCATCATCATCTACCCTTTCACCACATTGAGGACAAAACTCAATGGTATTCTCCTCTTCTTCAATTTCAATTATTGATCTATTAAAACAATATTCACAATCTAAAGTGAATTTAGGATTCATAGTATCTCCCCTATCTGGATTTCTCTAAGAAATGAAGAAATTCTGCATAACCTCCAATCGCCTCTCCATCTATTCTTATTTGTGGGAAGGTTCTTGCTTCTGGGAAGTTTTCAAAAAGTTCTTCTCTTGAAAAATCTACTCCTAATTTTTTTACTTCGTACGTATGTTCTGATTCTTGTATAAATTGCTGTGCAGCTGATATTGCTCTATCACAATATGAGCAATTATCTTTACTAAATATTTCTATAATCATCCTTTCTCCTAAACTGTATATGTTACTGTATGGGATGAAATAGATTCTTTAATTCTACCTTTTTGGTCATAAGTCACTATTTCATATACATCATTTATAATTTTATCTTTTCCGTCAGGTTGTTTATATACCTTTTGTACACTTTCAACCTTTTGGGTAACTGCTGGTATAGGAGATACTGGTTGAATCTCCATCACAGACTAAGACCTGCCAATGTCTCAGATGAAACGTCCTGCTTCACCCCTCCAACAACATATGAACTAATTTCTGTTTCCTGTGGAGCTACTTGAACATTACCTCCTCCAATCCATTTTTCTGTCCATGGTAATGGATTAGTCTTGGAAACAGTATAAGGACAATGTAGACCTAAGGCTCTCATCCTTTTACATCCAATCCACTCAACATATTCGTTTAGCAATCTTTCATTCAATCCAATCATAGATCCATCTCTAAACAAATAATTTGCCCAAGCTTTTTCTTGTTCGATAACATCTACAAATAATTGTTCAGTTTCTTTCTCCATATCCTTTGAAATTTTTACAAAGTCTGGATCTTCTTTTAATAGGTTTTTAATGAGCATTGTTGTCCCAGCAAGGTGGGTATTTTCATCACGTGCAATGAACTTAATGATCTTAGCGTTACCTTCCATCTTCTTCAATTCGGCAAACGCCCAAGAACAAGCAAATGAAACATAAAACCGAATACCTTCGAGAGCATTTGCTGATATCATAGACATCCATAATGCTTTCTTATGGGTCATTTTATTTGTTGCTGAATTATTACAATCAATCAACTCATCATAATACTTTGCAATGTCTTTTCCACAGTCTATAATTTCTTTTACGTCAAGCATTGTATCGAAAACAGAAGATGGATTAGGATACACGTTTCTAATGATATGAGTATAAGATCGACTGTGGATTGTTTCAAAGAAGGACCAAGTTTGTATCCAGTTTTCAATCTCAGGTAAACTGGTGATTGGTAAGAAAGATAAGCTTGGAGCTCTTCCTTGAACTGAATCCAAAAGGATTTGCCTTTTAAGATTAGACGTGAAAATATGTTGTTCATGTGGGGATAACTCATTAAAGTCTTTCTTGTCTTTTGACACATCTACCTCTTCAGGTCGCCAAAAGAATCCTATTTGTTTATCTACTAACTTCTCAATTGCTGGGTATTTAACTTGATCGTATCTTGCTACATCTACAGGTTCATCTAGGAACATGTTTTTTACTAAATGGGTTTTCTTACTCTTTTTTAAAATCATATTTTGCAGCTATCGCACTCCTCTTCATCAAATAGATCTTCTCTTTCCTGTGGTAACTCATCTTCTCTTTCAGGAAAGTCTGGTATATGTGGAATTTCCCCAGCACCATCATAGGTGTTAAAGTAATATAATTGTTTCAACCCATATTTGTAAGCAGTAACAAGATCTGATATCATTACTGACATCGGAATCTTACCATCCTCAAAATGCTCTGGATTGTAAGATGTATTTACTGAGATACCCTGATCAATATATTTTTGTAGGATAGCACAGATTTTTAAATATCCATCTGGTGATTTCTGATCCCATAGTAAATCATATTTGTTTTTCAGATGATGATAGCCCGGCACGACTTGTGCCATAACACCGTCTTTCGATTGTTTATATGAGACCAAAGCTCTTGGAGGTTCAATCCCATTTGTACTATTAGAGATCTGTGCGCTTGTTTCAGCAGGCATTAATGCCATTAGAGTGCTATTTCTGATTCCCGTTTCTCGGAGTTGATTCCTCAATTCTTTCCACGGTAGTCTCTCTTTATGCTCTATTAAATTATCTATCGCACTCTTATATGTATCGATTGGCAAGTCTCCAGACGCATATTTTGTCTCATTATTTAATAAAATTTTACCCTTTTCTTCAGCTAAATCTGCTGAGGCTTTAATGAGATAATAAGACCATGCTTCTGCATACTCATCGATTGTTTCAAATGCACCCTCGTCATATTTTAGTCCTCTTTTTGCAAGGAAATATGCAAGATTGATTATACCAATTCCAAGAGGTCTTCTTGCTGAAGTACCTTTTTGAGCGGCTGGAACTGGATAGTCTTGATAATCAAGAAGCTCATCAAGAGCCCTAACAGCAAGATTACAGTATTTTTCAAAATCTTTTGGATCATTGATTAACCCCCAGTTAATTGCAGATAAGGTGCAAAGAGAGATCTCTCCATCCTGATCTTCTGCAGAGTTTAATGGTTTTGTTGGTAGATCAATTTCACAACAAAGATTACTCATACGAATAGGAGCTAACTTTGGCTTAAATGAACCATGATCATTTGCATGATCTACATGCATTATATAGATCCTTCCGGTATCCTTTCTTTCGGTAATTAACTGTTGGAATACCTCTAATGCTGGAAGGGATTTCTTACGGATTGATTTATCTTTCTCGTATTTTTCATATAGTTTTTGGAATCTTTCTTGATCAGCAAAGAATGATTCATATAGTCCTGGGGTATCATTCGGATCAAAGAAAGTAATATCTCCACCAGATAAAAGTCTTTCATACATTAATTTGTTTAGCTGGAAAGCATAGTCCATGTGTCTTACACGGGTTTCTTCTGTTCCTTTATTATTCTTTAGAACTACTAGATCTTCAAACTCATAATGCCATATTGGAAGATAGACTGTTGCTGCACCACCACGAACTCCACCTTGAGAGCATGATTTAACAGCTGATTGAAAATATTTTAAGAAAGGGATAAGACCTGTATGAACTACTGATCCATCTCCAACCCTTGATCCTGCAGATCGGATTGACCCTGCTCCAATACCAATACCAGCTTTCTTTGAAATATATCTTACAATAGATGTAGCAGTAGCATTGATAGAATCCAAACTATCCCCAGACTCAATAAGTACACAACTAGAAAACTGTCTTGTCGAGGTTCTAACTCCAGCCATAATTGGAGTAGGTAATGAAATATAAAACTGAGATATAGCATCGTAGAAATCCCTCACATAAGAGATTCTTTTTTCTTTTGGATAGTCAGCAAACAAAGTAGCTGAAATCATCATATAAAGAATCTGTGGTGTTTCAAAGGGTTTTTTAGTTCTTCTATCCTGGACTAGATATTTTCCTCTGAATTGCTCCATCCCAGCATAGGTAAATGTATCATCACGATCATGCTTAATATATGAGTCCAATTCGATTAGCTCTTCACGGGTATATTTTTGCATGATTTCCCCATCATACCTTCCTTGGGATACATTTTCAATGACAATCCTAACTAAGTCCCATGGTTCATATTGACCATAGACTTCCTTACGTAACTTATAGTTAATAAGTCTAGCAGCAACAAATTGATAATTTGGGGTATGATCTGAAATCAACTCTGCGGCTGATTTAATTAAAAGCTCATGTATATCATAAGCAGGTATATTGTCATATAATTGAATGTTCGCTCTTAATTCGATCTCTGAGATTGATACACCAGTAATTCCCTCAGTAGCCCAGTCTAATACCTTATGGACTTTCTCTAGATCAAATGCTTGAAGAGACCCATCCCTCTTGGTGACATGTATATTCATAACATTTATTCCATTCATAATTTTATTCAGTAAAGGTTACATTATACCACAGTTAGTGGTGTTTGTAAACAATTAATTTTTAATTTTTAGACGTCTTTCGATTTCTAAAATACGCTGATGCATTAAAGGATACTGCTTAGAGAATTTTGCATCCTTCTTTGCGATCTCAATATCATATTTGTCAGCAAGATACTGCATAAATGAGTCTAGTTTTTTCTGGAACCAGATACCAGCTGTGGTGCCTTGAAACCATTGATAGAATGAACTACCAATTACGGATGACAGGATTGATCTTAATGCTAAAAT